TTTTCACAAAGAAGTCACGAAGAGCATTCATATGCTCTTCTTCTTCCAATCTGAAAATGCCATCTTTGATACGTTCGTCTAGGCAGACTTCGGCAAATACTTTGTCAACAATATTAGACATATCCTTGATTTATAAATATCACAAGGATAGTCAAAAGAAGATTTTTTACTACTCAGTCATACACTTACCAGTCTAACATCTTGGTAAGTGTCCCCAACATAAGTCTTCATCGGGAACGTCCCATCAAAACTCATGAGATTTCTGATATGTTCCAACGTCTCAAAACCATCTTCCCGATGGAAATCATACAATACTGCATCATAAGTGTACAATACCGCTTTGGTTCGCTTATCTTTAAGATACTCTTGAACACTTTTGATTTTTGGAATGGCTATTTCTCCTTCTACAGCTTGAAGGATATAGTTGAAGATTTTTGTAGGACTTGGGTCTTGAATATGATGTCCTGTAATCTTTCGTTTGAAAAAAGGGGTTTCAACGTATCCATTGCTTTGAAAAAATTCCCATTGCTCATCAATGAATGTTTTAAGGTTAGCCAAGTATTTGATATGAGAATACTTGTCCTCTACACCACCATATAGTTGTCGAAAAGTAAGCTGCTTAGAATTCTTTACATCCGTTTCATCAATGTCTTTCTTATGAAAATATAGCCGTGCCAAATATTCATAGATGTCAGTCTCGACCGAAAGCGGATACTTCGTAAGGGCACAGATAATACGAGGGTGAAAGGCAGTGTAATCAATGACGACCATCTTTCCATCAGAACCATAACGAGACTTGAAACACCGGCGACTCCCATCTGTTTGGTTCAATGCTGCATAGTTCACGCCTCCAAATCTATTACTTGGTCTTCCCGTTGACGTGTAAACATTGTATTGACTATACGTTAACCCTTTCTCACCGACATCAATTTTGAAATGTTCGTTGAATTTGGTCTGGTCAACAAATATACCCTGTCCTTCCATCTCTCCCAATGTTTCAATAATCAAATCATTGAACCGTGTATATGCAACATCGGGCACAAACCCTTCTACGATCCCCGCAACATCATCAGCTAATTCATCAAATACTTCCAAATGTTTCAACAATGGGATTGCCAAATTGACATTCCCTCTTCCCATTGAATTCGTTCGGATTAAAAAGTGACTTGGAGTATTGTAATCAATCAAATCAATGAGAGTATTCTCCTTCAAATAGCCGACAAGATTAACATCATAAAGCGATGGAAAGTACAACATCTGAGAAAACGCCTTGCGGTCAAGTACCCATTTTCTACACTTCAAACGTTCAATTCCATCCAGAACTTCATCTCGTGAAATCTCTGGCAGCGAGTCGGAATGACCGAGAGAAAAGTAGTAAGTTCTTCCAGTAGAGAGGTTTCGGATGAAAAGAATAGATGGGACAGACTTGACAGGATGTTGATTTTCTTCTGTGGGAATGACATGAAGAAACAAATCTCCTTCAATGTTTTCTAGGAGAAATTTTTGGTAATCTGTCGCCGTTTCTATCATTGACCGTCAACCCTACCAGACGTTATAGAAACAGTCAATTTGTTTTAGTGTTGATGCCAAGGCGTTTTTTTATTTGGTCACGCAATGGGATTACACCTGCTGTAATGGTGGTTGTCCATTTACTTGCCTCAATCGTTTCTTGAACATCAATGATACGAAATACAATGTTTTTGTGCGAATATGGCTCTGGAAGATTTCTTACTAAAAACATCATGAAAGTTCGTAGTCCACCTATTCCTTGAATGGTGAACGTTGCTTGAATTCCGGGCATGATGCCGGTGTATTTTGGATTTTTCTCTTCATCACCATCATCCAACAACAACTTCAAAACATCCGGTGATGGGAGACATAGACGACGAACCACGATAAAGCCATTTTGATTTTTTGTAGTTACTTGATATGATCCGGGCATTGGACATATCTGTTGTAATTCTCTCATAATTTCATCGAACCGAGAGGTATCTGGCTTTGTCGGTGCTGTTGTCTTTTTATCTTCATCCATGAACAATCTGTCTCGAAACTTGTAATCCAACAATTCATTTTCTCCATTTGTCAATGTTGTCTTTTTATCGGGGTTGTTAGTTTCAGCATATATTGTTCGGATTGCTTGTGCATTACTCAGCGTCGGCTTAAATCCAAGTCCAAGCAACAAACTGTCTGCATCAAAATAATCAAAACTATATGGAGTTCCACGATTGGCAGTGCTCATAAAACGATAATCAACTATCTTCATAGTTGAAATTTCATCTTCAGCCAATTCATTTTTTCCCGTTCCAGACACCAACCTGAGATCCCAGAAATTTCCTGCGGCAGAATTGATCTTTTCCAAGATTTTCTCAATAAGTTGCGGATATGTCTTAACTTCCGAATTGTTTGCCAAAATGTCTTGCAAACATTTCACATTCAAATACAAATTCTTCAAAAATCCAGAGTATCGTGCTGGATATGCTTTAGACCCACGTACCAAAGCATTATCATTCAAAAATGGGAATTCAAAGGTTCCTTGAGATTTCAGATTGTTCTCATAACGAATACGATTGATAACCTCGTCTAAGTTATCTCGTAAAGCACCACGCTTTTGTTTACAAATGCGATAGACTCTATAGTCTGCAAGCTTCCCTTGTGTTTGTGCATCGGTCTTCTTAATTGCTTTGATGATTGGGTTGGTAGTAGTATCAAAAACAGCATAATCCTTTTCTGCTTGCGTTCCAGTTCCTGCTGCTTGAATACCATACCATCCACTAAAATATTTTGGCGCTTCCGCATTCGGAATGAGCATAATCGTTCCATCTGTAGAAATTAGATTTGGATGCCCGCCGATAACACAATCATCAATATCAACTCGAAACATCTCTTTGTTCTTAAACGATTTCAATGGAGCAGCATGATAATTGATGGCTTCCATTATAAGCCCTAAGTTCAGCCACAACTCCTTGTTAGGAGCTTTTCTATCAAAATCTTCTTTCTTGTTGTCATATGGAACCGCATCGGTTTTGGTCGTTTCCAAATCACGTCCATAAAAGACTCCATAAACATATTGCTTCCAATTATTGGGGTGGTGCTTCTTAACGTATTGGACAAATAAAATCAAATTAGACAAATTGTCTATATTGTTTGGTTGTTTAAATTGAGATAAAGTAGCAGACGATAGCTTATCAAAATTACTCGTTGACGATATAGATTTAAAACATGGAAGAACGTTGGAAACAAATTGTGTCAAGTTATCCAACGGTCTTACGTCGGTCTCCTCACCACTGGAGTCTTTAACTTGGTCAACAGCATTGGCATCTACAATCAATCCTGCATAAATTCTATCCTGAGATGTAATTTCGGTTTTGCATTTGATTTTATTGCCTTCTACTGACCACTCAAAATGAGTAATCTTTCCAAATAACACATCATAATTTCCATGTGATTTCAGAATGTGTTTCGTATAAAGTGGATATGGATTGTTATTCAATTTCTTGAGTTCATCCACTCTATCTAATCGGATTAGGGACGCTGGGTCAAAATGGTTCCACCCCCATTCCAACACACAAGTAAGTCCGGGCACCAAAAAATATGGAGTCATGTATTCCAATTGTTTCTTAGAGAAACAAACCCATTCTACAGTTGCCCGACGAAATAACTCTTTTTGAATAGTAACGCTGATTTTTTCTATTTCTGGAGAAGGTACATGAATAGGATAATCACTCGTCAACAAATCATTATCAATGGTATGTTTTCCACCATCGGGGGTGTATCCAATTATACCATCCATGCTACCACTTGAATTTGGAGTAAATCCGTATCCGCTATAAAAACTCTTTCCACCAAAGAACACAAACCCTTGTTTATCTTCTCTACCATCTGTCCCCACTGCTCCCGCACCATTAGAACAAAACCTAACCCATGGAACCATAGGTCCACGATATTTCTGCCAATCACCGGTATTATCGTTCCATTCTCCTTTCGTTCCTTGAATGAAATTGAAACTACGGTTGACTTTTCGACGATTTAACTCGGCTTGTATAGGAATTGGAATATTAGCCGGTTCCCATGGTATAATGTATCCGGGATCTATTATTGACATAAATATTCCTTATTAACAACATCATATATAGTTTTATATCGCTCACTATAACGTATGAATTTAGATGGATGTATTTTTTCTATAATAACTTTTTCTTTAATCCTGTCTTTCTTTTCCTGTGATAATGTATGATGTTTAGGTTCATCATATTCAAAAATAATATTTCTAACATCATCATACCCATCTACAAAAAATCCTTCTATTTCTTTTTCCCCTCCGTTTTCCGCATGACGCAAATTCCAATTCATTTTGTTATTTAATTCATCTATGAATTGACACGCCTTCTTATTATACTTTGGTCCAACGTTCAATTTAATCCACCGAGCCTTGTTTAATCTGCATTTTTTCTTAAATTCTTCTCCATAAGATGCTGTACAACGAACTTTTTTTAAAGCATTACTCATCTTTTTTCTGTAATCATATGTATTAAAAAACTCTCTTGGATCAGATTTGTGAGATAATTTAACAGCACATTCTCTACAAATGGAATTTGTCCGTCTACCTGTGTTATAAGATCTACGACAAGAATAAATCATTTCATTTCCACAATTACATCTTCTTTTCCATACTCCATTTTCAGGAATAATTTTCTTCACTGCTGCTCTACATGGATTACAAAATGTATTTCTTCTTTTTGCTATTCGTAAAGAGTCATAAGAAGAATATTCTTGTATTCCATTGCATTTAGGACACTTTTTTATAAATTCATGCATAAAAAGATCCATCCTTTGCTAACATAGTATATGACCACCAAACAGTATCGGTCTTAGGGTCATATTCTAAACACTGAACAATCCCCACACAAATATCTTTATAGGCATTTTTTATTGCGATAAAAGTATCATTATTACCACTGACATCCACTCTACAAATAGATTTTTGGGATTTTATAAAATCTATTGCTTTCACTTTAATGACATGTTGTTTATGTTTTTTTTCTATTTCAAATTGGATAGCAGTTTTATCTACATTTGGAAATAGGATGTTACACACAAAATCTTTTGTAAGTCTAAATTTTGGGTTTACATTTTCATATGTCGTAAATTTTTCGGATGGAGCATCTCCGAACAGATCAAAAAAATCAGTTTCACTATAAACATTTGGAATTTTCTCTATAGAATTTTTTACTATCCATTTAGGCATATCCAACGTTCTAGCATCGCAATAGTTTTTAATAATATCGAATTGCTCTCGTGGAATATTAATAACTCTTCTTTCTTTGATTGTATGTTTCATGTCGTATTTCCCTTTACCTGAATACATATGCATCAAATGAATAAAACATCTATTTTATTAACTATTTAGTCTGTTAAATTGGTCTACTATGTCGTTTACGTTAATCGGAATTCTGAGAGTCAGTCCCGGTTCTACACTCAATCTACCCTTGCCAATTTTATTTGCAGCGGCAATTATCCAATACAGCGTAGGGTCTCCATAGTATTTGTATGCTAATGTATCAAGATAGTCACCTTCATTGGAAACTACTTGAATATCAGTATCGGCGGGATAGATTTCAGGGTAAACAGTCGTCTTGTAAACTCGTTTTCCATCAAACCGTGTCTGAATTGGTATGTTGTTATATCGTTTCATTACGCAATGTTAGATGACTGATTTAACGTTGGCTGAAATGGAGTTCCTACATCCAATAAAACTGGATTTTCCGTCTTACTGGTTACATCAACAACCAACGATTTGTGCAATTTGTTTGGCTCGCCCGCATTAGGAACAGTATCCGAATTCCATGCAGACCAATCTTCCGTTCTTGGAGCCGATCCAAAATTTGCACCACCAACAATTGCTCTTTCTTTTTCCAACAAAGCAAACCCAAGTGAAATATTCACCTGACGAGGAAGTTGACCATACAAAACATTTGGTGCTTTAATATAGGATGATAAATAAGACCATTCACTAGAATTGAATTCATTACTTGTTTCCCAAATTGCATCATCCCCAACCGTTACTGCAATTGATTGTATCAACACTGGTTGGTCCTTATACATATCCCCAATCGTAAGCATAACCATCGGAGCAATCATAAATCGGTTGGTAACTTGATTTACCGTGGAAGTTGTATAATTGGCTGGCTTAATCAACGTAGTTAAGTAATTGATACGCTGCCACGTAGGAGCAAGCTCCACAATGCTATTAACAACAATGTCTAACGAAAATGCAAGATTTCTATTGAACCCGCCATATGAATATACTTTGTCTCCACGACCAATAAATGTCATTTCTTCCCAAGTTGCTGTAGAAGTTTCAGATAATCCTTTGATTGCGGCTCTGAATGGAATATACTTTTCATTGACAACATCATAAAAATACAATGCAATCTGATCATCATTGTAAGGAGACCATTGACGAGTTTCCCACCCTTTCAAATTCATCTTTTCCCATTCCAAATTTGCAGTGGAAGAATTCAAATCAGCAATGGATTTCTTAGGCAGAACAGTTAATGTATTGATCGCATCAAAGTGTCCAGTTGGCAATCGCATAGATGGTCTTTGAGATCCAACTGTATCATCCACCGTTCTAACATCTCTGTAGTCTTGTAAAACTCCCAATGGATAGTTAACTGGACTTACACCACGTTTCCTATCCATATTCAACGTAGTAGAATACAATCTGTCATAGCCAGTTTTCTCAAAATTACCACTACGAATAACAGTGCTTTCATCGGGAACATCTACACTGTAAATTCCACCTTTCTTGATCTTCTCCAAAGTCTTTTTCAGAGTATCATTGATTTCTGTTGCTTTTGTAGCAGTTGTATGCTTGGTTGGATACTTATTCTTTTCCGAAGTATATGAAGCATATTGCAACATAACTTCCGAATTCTCAAATTCTTCACTCTTTGACGTACCAACGTTGTCTCCATAACGAAATCCCGGAGAATTTTGATTTGTGCTTTCTTCAACCGTATATCCCAGCGTTCCTATTCCAGCCAAATTTCTATCAGCCAAACTGTCGTTTTTCAATTGTACAGGAGTTCCGTTTGGACCAATAAACAACCTATATGCACTTGGATATTGTCCATTCTTCCGAATGTCTTTTCCACCAGCAATCCATTGTTGTCCAAACCCAACAACACTTCCATCTCTACCAACATATACAAACTTAGTTCCACCGGCACCGACCATTATACCATAAGCCCCCTCATCACTTCTTGCTTTCATTCCATTCTGATTTTGAGGAATGAAGTTTGCAAACATAGAAGTTGCAAGACCTTTGAGGACAGACTTAAATCCACCAGACAAACTAGACCCCTTGGATGTTTCCGGCCATGCAGCTTGTAAACGACTCAATCCTCTATTAGCTGTCCCCGCTCTGAGCAATCCTTTACCACCTGTGGTCAAAGTAGCATCTGGTAATGCAGATGATACCGTGCCGGATGGAGGATTGATTTTTGGTGCTCCAAACAATGCATCTGGAATTTTGTTTCCAATCAAAGTACGTGCAATTCCTCCCAGCCCACCTGATGTATCAAAATTCCTTTGAGGACGAATGGTCCCTAAAGAAATACTCATTCCTGCTGCAACGATTGGAGAAGTTGGGTTGTAAATCCTCGTTTCGTTATAAGGATTTCCGGTCTGAAGAAGAAATTGCTTTCCTAAGAAAATGATACCATTCCCCGATGCCAAAAATTTGGATGTTCTAATGACATCAATCGGCGCAGACCCAATTGGAAACGCTCGGGACTCATACTTTTTGAGTCCAGATACACCTTTACCAGCTTCATCAATAAAGGTATAGAAAAATGGCTGAGAAGTAAATCCTCCTACCAAACTTTGATGGTATTCTGCATACGGGGACAATCTACGATACAACTTCCTATAGTTCGCATCCCACAGGATATGTAATTTCCCCGGAGTGGGGATGTTTGGATAATTAGACGGGATCGTTATTAGCGATGGCGTCGGTTGAACTGTCTGTTGACTTCCCATAAATTACCAATTCAAGGTCATTTGACTACTTTGGCTAACATAAAGAGAACTCGTACCTGATGATACCAAAACGGATACTATGTAAAATTTTTGATCTGTAACAGATTTCATTAAGAAATATGGCTTGTAATCGTATGGGTTACTCCATACAGATTGACTTACCACTACATTCACACTACCCGAATTTCCTTGTAAATATACAGGATACACACTTCCATTGCTTCCCCTCAATAATTGATGCCCCAAAGAAGCATCTTGATACGACAGTGGTGTTTGATTTACATACACGGAGGCAGATGGATTGGAACCAGAAATCATCACTTCGTACCAGTTGCCATCTGTGGATTTCATCCACAGAATACCAACAGAACCGCCTGAACCTATGCCATAGTCAATCATAGTGCTTCCTATTAAATTCTATTTGTACCATATCCGCCTCTAAACTCAGTTTGACGAGCTAAAGTCGCAGACATCAACTGTCCATCAATATAAATACCAATCTTTCCAGACATAAGATTGTCATTTAGAGTTTTTATAGCATTCAAAATGCCTTGCAATGTCTTTGTATCGCTTTCTGCTTGAGCCGCAGCAGCCTTTGCAATTTCTTGGTCTGGTTCTTTATCTTTAGCACCCGGAACCTTAGCCGGAGTAGTTGTAATCGTTCCATCTCTATTAGCGACGGCTTTAGTTTCATTTTCAACAGATTTTCCAATAAGTCCACCTGCTCCTCCTCTAAGTTTATCTGAAAACTTTCCAAGTCCCGGTATTTTATCAAAAATCCAAGCCATTGCATGTCGAAATGGATAGGTTAAGGCATCAAAAATCATTGTTTGAACCGATATTATTCCTTTTACTACTGCAAGTCCGAATGCCGACGGAGAATGTCCTGCTAATCCAAGTTTGTTGAATAACCAATCTTTAACCCATTTAAGTTTTTCAACAATCCAATCAAATCCCGGAATTATTCCTCTCAATGCACCCAAAACTGCACCTTTGAATTTATCAGCAAATGTGCCTGTTGAAGATGTCCATCCATCTATTGCTCCTTTTATGGCTTGAAATGCAGTAATTATCCATCCAATTGGTCCCAAAATTTTAAGAATTGGAGATATAAATTTCAACATTGGACCTGCAAATTTCGATATGATACCAAAAATAGATGAAAACTTACTTCCAATTCCTACAACAAAAGAACCAATTTTTGCAAATATCCCACCCATACTTTCCAATTTTGCACCAAATACCAACACCTTATCTGTTAAAGAAATGAATGATAAATCTATCTTTCCTACGAATGAAGATATTGCCATCAATTGAGGTAATGCTGGCATTAAAAACTCAACAAATTTCAGAACATTGTCTATTAATGGAAGAAATGTATATGATACTTGAGCAACTATTTGTTGCCACTTTTGACTAATTGCGGTTAATCGTTCCTGATTGGATTTTTGTAAAACCATCATTTCAAGTTGTCGTCCTTGATCATTTAAGACCGCATCATTTGCTGCCTTCATTTTTTCATAATTTCCAACACGGGCACGCATTTTCGGGTCTTGTGAATTTTTTGCTTTATTCCATTGCTCTTCTGCCTGAACCATATTAAGCAATTCATCTACACTCTTACCAGTAGCTCTAGCAAATGCTTCCTGTTGGAAAACATCCATTCCATGGGCAAAATTATTTTCCTTTGCCAACTTAAGAATTTCTTTTGTCGAACCAGCAATGTCTCTGTGATATGCTAATTCTCTTGATTTTTGTAAATTTATAGAATGACCCAACAAAACAGACGCTTCCATTTCAGCGTTGATGTTGTCTGTAAAATTAAGAATTTCACGACTTGATTTGGATGCTCTTTCCAGATCAGTTCCCATCTTTCTTAATTCGACTGCGGCTCTAATAACTTGCGAAGGAATTCGTGACATCATTGTCAATGTTGTATTTGACCTTGATGCAATGTCTTTCATTACCGCTGCCAATGGAACCCCCGCTGCGTTTGACAAATGTCCTGCCATGTAAGCCATGTCTTTTTGGGCTTCCATAGAACTACCCGCAATTGCCGCCATATTTCTCAAAAATCCGGTGGATGCTTCTTCAGCAACTCCCAATTGAGCTTTCAAAATAGAAGTGGTTTTTACAAGTTCGGCGGATACAGCATGAACACTCCCCATTTCCTTACCAAGTGTCAGAAGTGAATTATATGCACCATCAATATTAACCCCAACATTCATGAAATCTACTGCAATTTTTTCCGACATTTCACGCAAATCTTTGGACGCATCCCTAGTCATCCCCATCGTTTTTCTAAAATTGGATGCTGACTTGTCCATTGTTTTAAACAAATCTACAGCATTACTTAAAAAGAACAAAAACACTCCCAATCCCGAACGATTTATCTTTCCAAGCAATTCTGCCTCTTTCTCCCATGCTAGTTTTCTTTGCAACATACCTTCCAAAGAAACCTTTGCCTCCGATCTTAATGCATCATCTGTCATTGTTCTGGCTTTTTCTTGAAGTGCATAAATCTCTTTTTCCAAGTTCTTCAATCCTTTCTTGAGATTTATTTCACGACTTACTCTATCCATTACTCCCATCTTAACGGATTTTGTAACGTTAAGCATTTTATTCAACGCATCATTTTGCTCTTCATAATTTTTGGTTATTTTGCGTTGAATATCGTTGACATCCAACCATGCGGCGGCGACATCTTGGATGTCTTTTTTTGAGCTTACAGCGGCTTTGATTTCACTGGAATAATTGTCTGCCATACCTTATAAATAGTCCTTAACCGTGGTTTTATTTTTCCATTGACTTTTATAAAAAGTCGAGTATGATAGATCACATGAAAACTGATAGATCCATTCTCGGAACCATACTAAGCATAGTAGGAGAATTGACGTTAGATATTCTTGTAATGTCTATTCTAACTTGTTTTTTGGGTCTATTATTCGCACCTGTGATGGAACCAATCCTTTTGAAGGGTCTAAAGGAGAAGACACATGGAACTTGGACGCATCCACTAACCGTAGAAGAAATGAACAGGGCCGAACGAAATGTGAACTTCGGAAGAATTTTTTTGTGGATAATTGCTATCCTTTCATGGACGGTTTTAATCACAACCAGAATTAACGGATATAGTCGTTCATGATCTGCCTTCAAAGAAGTGGAAGTTATGGGAAGTTTGATTAAATAATCAACGCTTCTCAACCGATGGACCTCGGGCAAAAGAAGGAGTGTTCGCCTTCGCTTCCGAACGCATTTTTTCTGCTTCGTAACGAGCCTTTTCTTTTTCCTTGTCCTTAATCAGTTTTCGGACATAAAAAGTTCGTAGTTGAATTGGCATGGTATACCAATCATCGTGGGTAAATCCTCCATATGCCATCCCCAAGTCCCCAATCAAATCATGCAGCCTGATTTTGTACTCATCCGTTAGGCCAAAAAAAGGTTACGCCCATAGGCGTATCCTCCTTTCTTTCCAATCCACAATGAGCACAAGTAAAATCAAATTTAGTATCAATATCTGGCATGAATTCTGAAATGTATTTACGAAATGCAAAACTGTCCTTAGAAAGAAATTCTTCATTGACAAATTTACGAATTCTAGCTTTTTCAGTAACTCCATCCACACTTGTAATAAGATAAAAAAATCTAGTAGTAATTTCTTTACTAACTTCTTTACTTATCTTTTCCAATCCCTTCAACTCTTGTTCAATTGCAGTTTCATCTTTTTTAGTTGGAAGTTTAAATGTAATTACAACTTTAGAAGTTGGAAGAGTATAACTAAAATTATTTTCTCCCTTTGGAAACTTTTCAAAATCAAATGGTCTATTATCCATTTTACCAAGGTCGATGGTTATATCGTTCTCTTTACCACATCTACCACAAGTAATTTTTGCATCGTATTGATCACCATATGCCAATCTACGAATTGCAAAAAATGCAGCATTTCTATCACAAATTAACATTTCATCCAACTTAATACTTTTATCAACTACTACAGACTCTAATAGCTTATCTAATACTAGATTTTTTTGTATTAAATTTCGAGAAGTTAAAATATCTTCTTCTTTAGCAGTCATTTGCTTAAGTTCTAAATTTCCACTTGCTAGAGGATTATCTTCAGCATAAAACCATCCTCGACTAGGAAGACTAATAATCTCGGTGGGAAATTTGCTTTCTCCAATTTTTTGAACAGGAGATACTGATTGACCTACATTTGGTCTTGTAATAGGAATAATTTGGTCTGACATAAACGATCTATAATTGTTACCTTTGAAAATACATAGTAACAACTATGATTTTTTGAATTATTATAAATTGGCTCCTTTTAGACGTTGAATATCTTTATTGATATTTGGAATATCAAATCGACGTTGCTGATCTAATTTCTTTTTATTAAAATCCATTTCTTTCTTTTTTGCTTCTAACTCATTCTGTTTTTGTTGAAGTTGTTTACGATTATCGCGTTCAGCTTCACGTTCCATTCTAGCTTTTTCTACAGATGAAAGATTGTCTTCAGGGGGTATTGAAGTATCCAAATTTGGATTTGCATCGGAAATTTTTTTCAAGTCAGATGATGATAATGAAGTCACATCATATTCTTTAATAATTTCTTTAACAATTCCTCGAATTAATGCTTCGAGCTGAGTTCTTTTTATTTGAGAGTCATTCATGATTATTTGTCATTAAACATTTGTTCAGCAATTGTCTTAATAGTACGTCTTAAATCTTCATCAATTGATTGTGGTACTACATAACCTTTATTACTCAATTGTTGAGCAAATTCATCACTAGATGCTTGAAGTGGATTAAAAGTATTTGAAGAAAAGGTAGATGCTGATGCAATATCTGTAACAGGAATACTAGAGTCCTTTGCCACTTGTAAACTTTTATCTGCCATAAGAAAAAGTTCTTCGGCATTTGGGTCGTGTTTTCCAATATAAAGGTATGCAACAGAACTCGGATTTTTAATAACATCCTTGACTAGTCTTATTGTTGAAATAGAGGTTTTTACTTTTCCTCCAGCAATTTTAGAAGCAATGTTATGTAATTGACGTTCAAGTCCAGCATCATCTTGAGATTTTATATCTATCTTTTGCAATTTAGATTTATCTTTAGGATTTATTAAAATAATTCCTTTTAATTCAGGAGATGGGGGAGCATCTGGAATTTCTTTTGATGTTTCTGCTGGCTCTTTCGGAATTGATGGTTGATCAGCCGTTCCTTGTCCATCTGACGGGGGTGCGGATGCTCCTTTTGTTTCCTCTTCTTCATTCAGAGTTTGTATCTGTTTCAATACTTCTTGAGCACAAGCACGAACAATATATTCCAAAAGCTCTTGTTTCATAATTTCTAACTTATAAATATAATCTTACCAAGAACAAACACATAATAAAAAACCCCGCCATTGGCGGGGTTTTAAACAAGGAGTAAATTAATATTGTAAAATTGCGTAGTCGTAGGAAAGCTGTAACGTTATAATAGCAGGATCTCCACTATCAGTCCAATTCAATTCACCACCATCAAAGGATGTAGGAAATGCTCCTTTAAGAGTCCATTCTTCAACTTTATCACCCACTGGTCCGAGAACATTAATGGTGACTTCTTTTTTATAAAAATCTTGGTATCCATCACGACCAGTAACAGACTCGTGAGACAGACGGAACCATTCAAATACTGTTTGGGCACCTGAAGGTACTACTGGGTCATACAATTCTAAAGTAATTTGATCCCAAACAGTCTTACCTTTATAAAAGAATTGTAAGTTGATATAATCAATTGTCTTACGTTCTTGGGTCCACTTTGGACGATCAGTCTTGCGAATGAGGTAGGTTGGAATGCCATCTATATACATCAGAAAGCGATTTTTCGTCTTCGGTTCCCAAATCGTATAGAACATTTCATTATTTGTTAAAAGGTCTGCCATAGGTAAATCCTTGTTATCGGTCTAAGTTATAAATATATGTCTGTTGAGAAAAAACTACGCATATTCTTCTATTGCTGCTAAAGCATTTAATTTTTCTTCAATATCAAAATTTTGTCCATCAACCCATATGATATTTACCATATTATTTAATTTTTTCATACCATTAGGTAAGAATGCTATTTCAGTTTCATCGTTATGAGTAGGAGGATTGTTCTGCTCAATATGTTTCCAAACATAATCAAATGTAAACGCATCTACTCCTAATGAAGATAAATACCCATATGGAAGATAATATTCATATCTTCCGCGTCTTTGTCTAGGGACCGAAAATTCATTACAAAATTCTAAAAATGAAGGTTCATTTACATTAATTTCCATTCCAGATCCGGGTAATTCTATCATTAATTTATGAAGAATGTCATCCAATACAACAACTGATATTTTACGTAAATCAAATTCCAATCCAGTTTTTCCATCTCCTTCTGAAAATAAAGTAAGGACTTGAGAATTAATAGAAGTACTAAATGTATCATATTCAGCAATTTCTCCATGTTGAGTCCCCCAAATTCCATTGGTAATAATAGATTTAAGTCCCTCCATAGGAGTTCCATGATATAGAGTTCCGTTAAAAATACGAACTTTATTTTTAAGAATATACAAATTAAGAGATTTATCTGGTTGATCAGAATTTTGTATCTCGTTTAGTATTGTCTTTAACTTTATCATGCAGTTTGTTTCACAACTTTATGATAAGCATTAATTGCTCCTTTTAAAGTTGGTTTCACTTGATAACATCGGTGTGTATTTGTTACATACCATGTTTTTCCTTTAATTATTGATTTCCAAACTGCCGGAGAAGGTTCTCCATTTGGTCCATGATGCCAAGTAGCATCCGCATCCATAACCATTTTTCTCTCATCATCAGTCAATTGGTGTCTATTTTTCTTCAAAGTTTTAAGTTCCGGAGCCTCCATTAAAAGCTGTTCTAGTAAATTATCTATAAATTCTTCATCTTCTTTCATTAACGGAGTCTTACGGGTTCCCCATTTAATTCTCCAACGCTCTCCCGTATTATGAAGAGGATCTTTTTCTGGATTGTGACCATACCCATATCCTTCATTCAACTTAGCAAAAAACGAATGAATATCATTTTCCGGGTCATATTTTATAATGAAGTTTTTATATTCAAATTCATCTCCATGAAGTTCTACTTGTCTGGCAAATTCAGATACACTCCCAAAAATAGAAATGACTAATTCTTCATCTCTACAATCTCCAACATAATTAAATGGAAATTTTTGTATTTCCGAAACATCATTTTGGTCAACAATTTTAACTTGATCAGAAGAAAAAACTGCGTATGTCAATGGAGTTGTAGGAGACTCTTGCATTATAATAGCATCATACCCTTGGTCTTTTATCCAATCTATAGCATAATTTTCTATTATGCCCCACTGACCCTCTGCCACACTCTTTCTAAGTGTAGACTCATTATGTCCTGTTATATTCAATGTTTTTAGATACTCTACGAGGTCATCTACATGTTTATGATTTCTAAAGTCCCATGGATTTTTTATAGATAAAAACGCAGTAATTGTGCGTGGATTAAATTTTTGATGAACATAAGGTCTATCTATAGAAAAATAGATAAGTCCATTTTTTGAAGCAGGAGTTCCATCAAATCGTTTCTTAGCTTTTGGTATAAATTTTGAAAACTTTTCCTTGGACAATGTATTATGAAATACTGGTCCAACATTGAAGTGATCATTTGAAGCTCCTTCTTCAGTCAATGTGTCCGTTTTCAATTTTGCCCAATCTCCAACAATATCTTCATCCCAATACATGATATGGTCTATTTGCTTACCTCTAAAGAAAGGATGTGATTTAATGTATCTTGCGACTTTTGGATTGTGGTTCCAATGAGTTCCCTTGGTGGCATCCGTAACCAAAATGTCAAATCTATTTGGATTGGTGTTGTCTGGAATAAGTAATAGCGGCAATGAATTAGATAATTTCATCTGTGTCATTACTGTTTTATGTAATGCTTTTTCACGGTTCCAAACATAAATGTCTCTACCATCCAAAATTGCTCCAACTTCATAATTAGGCTTACTTTCCTTAAATTCTTTGGTGGATGGATTTTTAAATACCTCTACATAATTCGTTTTGCCTCCAACAGTAGTTTCAAATGAATGTACGAATGTTTCTGTAATAGGTGCATTAATATATGCGAGTCTACGCTTAATTTCATTATCAATTACTGTATATTGAGCAAGTAATTGTGAAATATCTTGTTCTTTCTTATATTTCTGTGCATATTGATAGGCTCTGTTTATTTTATCCCGCATTGCCTTTAAGTTATCCAATGTCATCTTGGACAGTTTAGGAGTCCAATCATCATTCCATTGATTACGAGATTGAGGATGTCTAGCACGTAAATCTTTCTGAGTTACCTCATCAACATCATGTTGATCATAAATAGATGTATGATTTTTAACCGGATAACCTCGTCGTTCAAGATATGAATTTACAAGGTCAATTTGTTCTTTATCTGGTCTTGCACAATCTGACCATTCTATAGTACCATTCAAATATCTAAAACGTCTACGTCCAAATGGATTTCCATTCATTCCATGTGATTGATTTGAAAATATATCACGAGGAAATTCTTTAAATTGGACATCATCGTTTGCTCCAATAGCTCCCAACCCAAATCGTGCTCCTATTGGATAAACACCTTCATTCATTGTAGATGAATTTGTATGTTTTATACCTTGGTCATCATGAACTTCATCTACCCATTTGTTAGCAAGTGAATGTTTCCAAAAATTATATGAACTATCACCCGGGTAGCCAATGTCTGTAACGGCTATATACCCATATTGTCTCTTCAAATATAACAATGCTTGTTTCGCATTCCCTTTTTTAGAATTTCGAGAAGTAAAAGAATAAATAGTAAACGAACCTTCCCCCGGTTGACCTTCTACATAACAATCGAATATTACAAATTTTTGAAATTCGTGATTATTATCATTTTCCTTAACCAAATGAGCTTTATTCAAATATTCCTTTTCATCGAATTCAGTAACCGTCATTTCTTTATCATAGGTAGCAATAATTGCGTCTTTTAACGCTTTTACAAGTCCTTTAGCTCTCAAAATTTTGTAAACAATGTTTTCTACACTTAATTCTCCACCATTATCCAATCCATACTGACGAAAAGCATCCAAATAATCTTTGGCCTTTTTCATCTGTTCTTGATTTTTTGTTTTTATAGCATCTTCGACATATTTTTTCATTCCAGAAAATTTAGTTTGAATAGCAAGTTTATCCAAATTCACATTTAATTTTGACGGGTGTCGTAACCATTTGTCTGTTATTAATGAATAAATTCCTTGAACATATGGCTTTTCTGCCTTAACACTCTGAATATTAACTTCTACTTTATGTCCTTTTACAGTAATGTTGTGTTCTTTATTCCATTGTGCCCCCGCATTTTTTGCGACTTTAGATGCTGTTTCCGGTGGCATTTTCATTTGGGAAAAATCAATAATGACATGGACATCAGCATCACTATCCGGAGTCCAATTAAAATTTGCTATAGACCCCATTAACCAAACGTCAACTATAGGTGAAACAAATTTTGTTTTATTGTAAAAATCCTCTGCAATTTTAAGCAAAGCAATTCTCACTTCAGGATCTAAATGCTGAGATTGATCCCATAAATCAGGACAAAGTGTATCATTATAAATTCGGAATTTAGCCATGTTATTCTGAAGTTTTAGTATCGGATGATTTCCTTAATGTTTCGCGATCATTTCTAACTTGCTGAATAAATGGTCGCAACCAAGAATTTACTGTATCTAATGATATGGGTTCCCGTTCTATTAATCCATGACAATCGCTGTGTCGCCATGTTAATCCTCCATCTTCAGTATATTCATGCTTTTCAAAAATTTCTTTTTTACAATGAGGACAAATATCAAATGTAACAGTTCGAGAACCTTTTTCTACCATTTTCATAGGAGCATTATCGAAAAACTTTTGAATAGTCTCATTGATAAGTTGTCTTAGCTCTTCATCCATATGATATAAATATTATGTTTTATAACGTTTTGCTAAATCTCCAATTTTTATTGGGGTTGCCAAATCTTCCAAGTCTTCTAACGTCTTTTTATATCTTTCAGCCTGATGTAAAATTCCGTAGCCTCCGCGCGAATTCCATTCTTGTATTGTAGTAGCTATATCATCTACTAAAATACTGTGTTTATTTGAAAATTCTTGTTTTTTATGTTTGCCGGGAACTATAAAAATTTGAGCTTCTGAAAGAACAGGAATATTTGTTTTTAACCATTTTAATTTACCGTCACGTACAACTTGCCCTTTAGTTGGGTCAGACGTACCTGTTGAAGATAGAATACAGACCCTTTCGAATAAACCAGATGCAGTATTCCAAACATCTTTACCTCCATGTATCCACTCTAATTCCTCCCAAAATTGACTGCCCGCATCAAGATAGCTATTTCTTGCTTGTTGAGTTCCAACTTGTTTAGCATATTCTGTCAATTGTAACCCATTTGATAATTTAGAAAATCCTTTATCAAAATCTACAAGAACTCCATCCATATCCAAGTATACAATCAGTTCAGAGTTTTTTTCAAAATTTGTATTGTTCATTGTTATAAAAACTTGACATTATTCTTATTTAATAGTACATTCGAAGTACTTCAGGAATAAATAATAAGTAATTATTATTAATTCGATTTATTTATTAAGTAATTAGTACTAATTATAGAAAATTTGAAAGATCAAATGGATTGATAATTCCTTCATCAACGTTTGATTTTGAAGCTTGTGGAAACTTTTCAAAATATCCTTGTTGTTGAAGCAACAATTCCAATCTTGGAATAGACATTTTTTTCAATTGTTTTGGAGTGAGTTTTATATTTTTCCCATCAGGTTTTTCCCATATTACCGTTCCATTCTCATTCCATGATGCTTTTCCTAATTCTCTTTCTCCGGGTTTTTGTGGGGCTTTTTCTGGTTCTGGAATGTCTTTAGAAACTGGAGCAGAGACCGGAGATGAAACTGATTTTACAGGTTCATTACTTACAGGATTACTTACAGGTTTATCCTTTGCCAATGCATATTTAACATATTCTTCTGTTGAAGCAGTGTTTCCTAAATCATCAATTGCGGCTTGAACTGCTTTCATGGAAGGAATTGCTTTGTGTCCTAACGCTTGCAATGCTTTTACTGCATCCAATGCTGAAGGGATTTCATCAATGGTAACTGATTTTTTTGGAAGAATTCCCGGAAATTTTTCAAAATAATTAATCTTTTCCAAGGAAGTTTTCCATCGTTCTCTTTCTTTTGGATCTTTACTGTCCAGATAAGCCATTAATTGTTCTTTAGTAATTGGCTCTTTAGTTCCATTCTTTTTATTGCGAAATAAATTTCCTTGTTCATCATATGATAATGAAATTAATTTACGTTTAAATTCCATAGCTTTTCTATATGTTGTTGCATATAAAGCCCTTAATAATGTTTCTTGTTTTTTTTCTATACGTGCTCTAAGCGAACTATCGGCTTTAGAAAATAATTGAACAGCAGTAGGATTAGCCTGTTCCAATAATTTTTCAACACTGAAATTTTTTGCTTCAGGTTTTCTAGGATTAACTTGATCATCCCAAAATTTAAATATTAATACTTGGCCGGGAGTATCTAAAGGTTTTACTATTTCGCCTTCTTCATCATTATCTTGAATTTGAACGGTAGTATATTTTACGTAAATGTCATTTTCATGTTGTTTGTTACTCCAAATAACATTCAATTCTTTTGTTTTACCATTTCCACTTTTTAACTTTATATACTTCAATTTTTTCTCAGGTGGTTCTACATCAATTGCAAAATTTCTTTGTTTGTCATATCTTGCATGAAAATTGTATAAAAATTCTGATGATTTTTCTCTGTCTGCGTCATCTTCCGTAGGAGTAGACGATGGCTCCGTATCATTAGGACTTGGTTCATCTTCCGTGGAGTCTTCATCCTCTATAGCTTCTTTTGTCATTGCCGGTTGATCCCAATTGGTAGGTAATTCTTTTGGATCTTTTGGATTTTGAGAAAAGAACTTTTCAGCGCGTTCAACATCACTCTTTACAGTTTCAATAATAATGTCAACAACTCGTTCTATTATACTTGCAAAATCATCTTTAGAAGTTTGTTCGGATGAATTGCTGACCGTAGGTTGAGATTGTGGTTGAGTCGATACAGGTATATTTACTGCTGCGGATTGTGATTGACCTTGTGTTGTGGTAGGAATTATCAGTGGAGTTCCCGAAATTTGTTCAATTTTATTTAATATTGAAGACCATTTTTTATTAAGATTTCCAACAACCCGTTTTACATAGTCTTTCGGAGCACCAGTGACTTTCATTGCATCTCTTAAAAATGTATCAAATTCTTTTTTTAACAAAGAAATATATGCATTTAAAATTTTTGTTGGGTCATTAGTTTGTAATGCAGAATTTAAAGACATTTCTCTTGTAAAAATTCCTTCTTTCAACATTTCACTCAAATTACTTCTTGATGACCGTGGGGTTAATACACTATGTTTTACTTGATGTTGTCTAAGATATGGGGGAACGATTAATTCATATAGCTCTCGTAGTTCAGATATTAATTTCTGTTGTTCAGGAGTTATTTGCGGTCGCATCTGTTCGAGCCGATTAGCTATACTATTATTACCTTCGGAAAAATCCTCTAAAATTTTCGTAATTTTTTTTATAAATCCATTGAATAGCGACTCTATTTTGGTATAATTAATATCCGAAAATGATCCACCGGTCATTGCAGCAATTCGTTGTGCTCCGGCTGCTCCTCGTGACAAAATTTGGCTTCCAAGACCTTCATCTATGTGAGGAGACCCCGCAATATTATCTAAATAATCCTTATCCATAACGTATAAATATAGCCTAATAAGGGGTAGGATGTCAATATTCTATTAACAAAAAAGGGCGAGGAATTCCTCGCCCTTTGAATTAGTTATTGATTAAGCATTTGGGAATGAAGCTCCAGTTGGGAGGATATTGAAATCCAACACAATGAACTCTGCACTCTTAGTTGGCTTCAGATAGATTTGTCCATAAAGAATATTTCTATCTACCAAGTCAGCAGTATTATTGCTATCATCCATTACAACTTGGAATGCATACAAACCACTTCTTTGTTGTACACTTTCCAGATAAGGATTGACGATTGATAAGAATTTATTGCGAGTTGCCGCAGTGTTTTGTTCAAACACTAAGAAACGAGCAGTTGATGCAAAGAATTTCTTAATCTCAATAAGCAATCTACGAACATTGATACGATCCAATGCAGAAGACTCAACTTGAAGAGTTTTTTGACCCCATGCCACAATACCTTGACCCGGGAATGCTGCAATAGGATTTACACGACCTTCATACAGAGTATCACGTTCAGTATGAGTAGTTCTGTCAGTAACTTGAACTGCTTGTGGAATTCCACCACGGTTCAAACCTGCTGCTGCCCACCATTCACCCGCAACTCTATCGTTTGCAGCGTAAACGGCTGGCATTACAACGGAAGGAGGAACGGTAACAATTTTATTCACGTTAGTATCCTTAATCTTAATCCAAGGATAATAAGTGCCTGCAAAGCTGGTATCAAATTCTGCTGCAAGATTGACTACTTCATCAATTTGACCAGATGTTGGATTACCATCATCTTGATACAAATCAGTAATGTAGAAACAATCTCCACGAGTTTCACACATTTCAACAACAAGGTTGGTAACGTATGAGTGTAATGAATAAATGATACCGGGAGTTGTTATAAGATTGATGTCAAACTCGTCTGCATTTCCGAGAGCACCAATACATTGTTTATAAGCAATCGATCCTGCTGTAATACTAGATGCACAATTTAAACCTTGGGTATTTCCCGCAGTAATATCAGCACCAATATTCAATGGAATAGCAGGCGATTGACCGTCAAATCCACCTTGGAACCCGAAGACGAACTTACGCATCTTAATGTAGGTGGTTTCATTTGCTGCATCATATGTAGCTGGAATTACATTGCTTGCGCTAATGTATGAGCCTGTAGCTACCCCATTTGCAGTAATTTCTTCATCAAGAGCAAATACTGTATTAGAACCAACAGTTGCATCGGCTGGGACTGGAGCAAAATATTGAAGATTGTCTCTCCAATGTTCAACTCCTACCGAAGATGTAGGATATAAAGAAGTAAGTTCACTATCAGCACCAACTGGAGGTCCATTAAAATCAATTCCAGATGGATATTTACCCGGATATAATCCGTAAGTAGATGCTTTAGTATATCCCATAGGATGGCAATGATGACCAAGTGCGCCGTTAACTGGAACAGAATAAGCTTGGAAACCATATGGAATTGCGGTGGTTGGATATGGATTACTAGACATCTCTACACGAATATAGTTGCTGAGATTATCATATGTTCCATATTCAATAATCTTTCCATCATATCGAATATAATTGTAGCGATCACCAATTCTACGAGCGACAAAGTTTGCAGAGTCTGGATCAAGTGTCAAATTATTGAATTGTTCCAAAATCTTTGGTTTTTTATCAGTATCACTATAATCGCGTACGGTGAGAGTGAATGTTCCCCAATCAGTGCCTGCAACTGTACCTGCAAGTTTTACATTGGAGATTTCAATTTTGAAAGAAGTATTAGTATTTGTTCCATCACTTAAGGTTAATAATCTAAATAATGGAAAACGAGTGGCAACTCCCCCGTTAAATGGAGAAATCTTTTGAGATACAATCCATGGTGTGTATGCATTTGTTAATCCATACGAAGAGTCTCCATTCAAAAGATCAAGTGAATATGCATCAGTGAAATTTAATGGTTCACCTGTCCATGATCCAGATGGCATTGCGGTTCCATGAATTCTCCATCCGGATGGAGTTCCTGAAATAGTGCTTATATCATCTTCAAAAATTTTGTAGAGATATGCAGCTTCTTTTTTAGTACCAGCAACATAATTAGCTGGATCACCTGCTCTTGAATTTTTTCCAAATACATTTGTAATGTATTTGATATTATTTGGATCAAGTGAAAAATTATATACTCCATATCCACCATCAGAAGATTGACTAAGATATAAATCAAAGTTCAGTCCAACAGTGCTACTTCCAGATGGAGATGGACTATAAGATTGACTTGAACCTAAGAACCCCGGAGCCTGCAAAGATGCATTAACGGTAGCATTTTGTGTATCTGCTAATACTGCTAATACTTTATACTCGGTACCACTCATTGTCCATGTTCCTGTGCATGGATCAAATGTTCCACTACCACTCAAAAATGTTCCAGTGTAATTTCCGATACTTCCAGAAATATCTCCGGTAAGATTAAGTTCAAGATTTCCACATGCATCAAGAGATTGACTTACTCCCGTAAGATGCCAAGCAGTTGTGAAAAACGCAGCATTGAATGGAGTTTGTGTGCTTGATAATAATGCTTGAGCAAGACTTCCACTAAATAATCCTGCATCGTAAATTGCTTGCAGAATAGATGCAGAAGTTGCAGATGCAGTTGACAGATTAAGAGAACCTGTAAAATTAAATTTACCACTAATATTGGCAGCAATAACACTGTTATTATACAATGTGCTTCCAGTTATAGCTATAGATACCGATTGGCTAACGAAATTAACAGATCCTGTATAACCAAAATTACTGGATGATGAAATGGCATTTGAACCGAGCGTAGTAAATGTAAGTCCTGTAGCAGAAATTATAGAACTATCAGCAATAATTGATGCTGAGTCTGGTGCCCGGAGCCATGTTCCTTTTTCTGCCCAAATTACCCATGGATATTTTTGTTGGTATCCGGTTAGTGCTCCGACACGGCAAACTGTTACAAAGCCTTTTTCTTGTAAATATTGTTTGGCGGTGTATGGGCCGTAAAGAGTTCCATCTGCAACGCCGAACTTGCTCTCCAATTCAGAGACACTTCTTACAAGTGTTGGGGCAAATCCCGGTCCTTTGGCAAATGGGGCGACTACAACGCCTCCGATGTCGGCAACGCCTTGAGCGATGCCGGATATATCATTTTCTCGGGAAAATACACCCGGACTTACGATGCGGTCATTTGGAGTAAATCTTCCACCTTCAGTGATTGGCATATGCTTTATCCTTCTTTCAAATGATTATTGGTCTTATGAAAGTTGTTTCAAGTTATAAATATATGCCAAAAATTCAAGATGCAAATATTTATACCGATCTCAACTAACTTTCGGCTTAGGATTTGTTGGTAAAAACGTTCCATCAGCCATGTTCAAATTTCCTTCTCCATATTTTTGAACAATCTTATCCAATAAGCTTTGTTCCATTTTTTGGAGACTACCCCATTCCTCCTTAAGCTTTTTTTCTTTTTCAATAAAATCGCTTACGAGTCGGTCAAGCTCCATTTTTTCAATCTGGAGATTTCCTAACTTATAAATACTTTCCTGAAATTTGCTTTGCAGCATTTTTATTTCAGCAAGTTCATTTTCTTCTATTTTTATAGCTTCATTCATAACATTTTGTTTAAAACATATCTGCACGTCTACGTTCTGGGTTCCAACTTTCATCAATATCTTCTACGGGAGCATTATATGGACTCCATACGTCGTAATCTAAATCAACATTAATACATACTACTGGAACACCCAAATCCCAGACTAAAAATTCGTGAGGAATAGGTTGAATATTCATGTTACTACAATATGATCGAATAAAGCCTTACTTTCTTGTAAAGGACATTCATTCATAAATAAATTATTTCTTAATTCAACATATACTACTCCAGTTCCTGTAGCTGTAAAAGTATATGGTCCTATATTAACCCATCCACTACCTGCGGGAGCAGTTACTGTTATATCTGAATTTAATCCAACAGCGGTATTTCTTTTTAATATCATTGTAGGTCGTTGTCCTGTTGCCGATTTTACTTGTTTACATAAAACACTTATTCTTCGTTGACCCGGTTTAACAACCCATCTAAACCTCCACATGCCGGGCTGTGCAATTTCTAAACATGGAGAATTTGGATTTCCATCTGTTATATTTTTGCCTATTCCTACTTGTAAATTTCTAAATCCTATACTATCATCTCCAACTATACTACTTGGTCCACCTAAATTAATCCCCTGCATTTCTCGCATAATACTACTACTAGCAATTAATCCACGTTTATTAAGCATAATTGTATATGCTGGAACTGATTTTGTAGTTTTTGTGATTGGTATCGTATTTGTATTATTTATGAATTGTACAAGATCCAAACAAATACTTCTATCTCCACCACCAATATTAAGTCCACTAAAAGTAATAGGCAATGTAGTTGCACTTGCAGTAAATGGTAACAAATATTGTGACCATGTTGTAAAACTTGGAGCAACTATAGAAGAACTTAAAGTATATGTTCCTATAAAAACTGAAAATTGTTGAGATGTAGCATTTCTTTGTAATGCCCAAATTGACATTGTATATGCTTGACCAATAGTAAATCCTCGCATTGCTTGCATAGTAGAACCAGTACCTTGCAAAACTACGTACCCAATTCCGTCTGGCGGAGTAACATTTGTATACCCTGCTCCAGTGGATATACTTATTACCGAATTCCCTTCTAAATTAAATGTTGGAAACAATGTCCATCCTAAACTAGCAGATGAATTATTTGTAGAGTCTTCAAAACTGGAATTAAGGATTTGTATATTTGGATCAGATATAGTTACCATATTATTGACTGTTTGTTTCTAATGTGTCAGTAATTTCCATTGTATACATTCCACTGTTTCCACTTGATTTAATGATCATAAATGCTTTACCATTATAATCCCCAGATCCACTAAATGTTGAATTATCTACAAATGGTGCTATACCATGTAACATTTGATACATTCCTCTCATTCTACCTCTAATTGTACTAGAGGCACTATCGACTACCCACAATGGACTCATATAAAAAGAATTATCACATGGATTTGGATAACTAATTGTGCCCAATAAAGTAGAAGAATTTCCTGATTTTACTTGGTCTCCATGAACTCCTATAGTAATCGCTCCACCAATTCCATGATAAGCATGTGCAGCAAAATGTCCAGCAGCAGCAGTTCCTAAAGTATTAGATAATAAATCCACTCGTTCTACAGTTGCAGTAGAAGAACTGGCAGTAGTTCTGCCAATAATCATACATCGACCAACATCAATAGATCCACTTTTTAATGAATAAAAATCTCCAAAGAAAAATGAATAGTATGTGTTTGCTGTATCCCCGGTTAATACAAACATGTACATTGAACTACTATCTGCCATAACAATCCAAGATCTAGCAACTGATGTTGGAACTGCACTTTTTCGTAAAATGACCGCTCCCGCAGTAGCTCCATTTCCTCCACCAATAGCAGATTGTCCATAAGTTGGAAATGGATTACTTCCAGTAACTGCCCCCGCAGTCATTCCCGTAATTTGATCCCATCCTGTCATTACTGCTTCAGCACCACTAGCACTTCCGGACCCTGCATCATATACAAATAATGAACAAGTTGCGCCTGCACCCTGCTTATACATTCCATAACTAGATGTATTTGCAAGTGGTTTTGTCCAACCAGCTCCCGGTTTAGAACCGTAACCAGTTACTAATATGGCATCTAATACTGTTAAAAGAGAACCTGTTATTCCATTAAGAGTTGGTGCTCCAGAGTCACTTGAATTATAAATTGTAAATGCCATACATTAATTTGTTTCAACAGTTGCACTAGTTTCTATCAACCAATGACCTCCACTTGGACCACGTAATACTACTTGAAATGTTTTTCCAACATGTTCATTTGCTCCATAAAATGTCATTCCGTCTGATAAAGACGAACCTAAATGACAGAGATGATACATTCCTCTAAGTCTTCCTCGTAATAAACCGGTGGATGGTTCTGCAATCCATATCGGAGATACATAAACAGAATTATCAGACGGATTTATCATAGGAATAACACCTTGACAAGTGGCTACTTGAGTTGATGTTCCCACAGGACTAGCTGCTAAAAACGTTGTATTTTTTCCCATGTCTCCAATTCGTACAACATTTATACTTGAACCTCCTCCTCCAACTGTTCTAGGCATAAACATATTCGGCCATGAAATATCAGTAGGAGCCATCATTATATCAGAGGCATCGTATTTATAAGTTGCTGTATTATTTTGTGTAGCACATCTACCGGATAATGCACATTTATAATTATCGGTTGAAAGTTTTAATGAGAATATATCTCCAAACATCATTCCGTAATA